GGCGTGCCGTGCTCCATGAGATAGGCCGCGCGGTCATCGTCTGTCGCTGCGACCCAGCCCTGCGAGTGCTCGGTGATGAGCTTCGCCTTGTAACCGCCAGCCAACGCGCCGAGGCCGAAGCTGAACGGCCGCCACACCGGTGTGGTGCCCCACGGGTCGGTGACGATCCACGGCGTGGACTTGCCGACCGACACGATCTCGGTCCCAGTCGGATTGATGGTGATCGACTGGCAGGCGTGGTTGCCACCGCCGAGCCGGCCCTTCTCCAGCGACGGCTCCCCAGTTAGCGAGATGACGTGCGGATGGAGCTTGAAGTCGATGCCGTATGTGTTGATGTTGACGTTGGCTGCGCTGGACACGTCGGCCCACGTCGGCGAACCCGCGCGCAGGTCGAGGCAGCGGTAGTGGCTCTTCTTGTAGTTCTCCACGGCGCCTGAGGACTGGGTGTACGTGCCGGTGGCCGTCGTCCCGTTGACGAACAGCCCGAGGTACGCCCGCGGCGCGGAGTTAGCTGCCGCCTGGTGGATGCAGATCGACTGCGGTCGATCGGTGGACGTCTCGACCGAGAAGACCTTCCGCCAGGTGAGGTGGGTGGCAGCGACGAACCCGCCGTCAGACGGGTCGTGCGACACGGCACACTCCCAGACTCCGGCCTCCGAGTCGACACCCGTGGCGTTGCCGACTACCACGTAGACGTACTCGACTCCCGATACCACAGCGACGCCGACGTCTCGCACGTCCACCAAGGTGGGGGCACCGGTTCCGACGTTGTCTGCCCTCGTCACAGTGGCGGAAGCGGAGGCGAGGCCCGTCAGCAGGAACAGGCCGTCGGTGGCCGCCGCACCTCGGTGGTCGGCCGTCCCGTAGATACAGGCCCACTGAGGCGACTTGACCAACGCCGTGTAGTTCCGATCGGTGGCCACCGCCCAGTCCGAGAAGCTCCCGGCCACTGTGTCCCGCTTGGTGATTCCTCGACCACCAGCCTTGGAGACGGCCAGGAAGAACTGGGTCCCGGTCGCCAATCCCAACCGCGACCCCGCTGTGCGTGGGTCTGCGGAGCCGCCCTCGTCCACCTGGCCGTAACGCGTGGTGTCGACGTTGGTCCAGGCCGGGTCCGTGCCGGGGATCCGAGTCATGATCCCACCGGAGCCGTTCGAGCCTGACAGCCACACGCCCTGGACACCAGATTGGACGAAGACGAACGGCGACTTCTTGTACGCTGTGTCGAGCGTCGTGCCGTTCCAGGCGCCGCCGGCGCCGTAGTTGGTGAAGGTCTTGTTCTGCCGGTCCCAGACAGAGGGAGTCGCCACGTCGACTCCGATCACCCAGGTTCCACCCACCGTGTCCCAGGTCGCGCACATGGTCCGACCGGTCGCTTCGATGGCAGACGGCAGCCACACCGACTTGGCAATGGTGAAGCCGTGGCCCGTCCCACTGGTCCGGGTCGGCCGACCGTAGCGTGCAGGCGCGCAGTGCGCTACCATCAGGTGAGGATCCCGAGCGCGAAGGCCTCCACCCAGTAGTCGTTCCCGTCTGGGGCGTCATCAATGGACCACTGGAGGCGTGTCCCTGCCACAGCGGCAGACGAGGAAGACGCCGCCCGCTGGATGAACTTGGCAGTGCCGGGCGAGTCAGGCGACGTACCCGAAGCGATGGTGACCGTGGCGAACACGTTGCCGGTGTCGTCCTTCAGTGAGACTTGGATGTTGCCAGACGTCGCAGCTGCCACGTTGTGGACGGTGACCTTGATCCCGACACAGGTCCAGGTGGTGAAGCTGCCGGCGATGGGCGCTTCAGTCCAACGTTCACCAGCGATCGAGGTGGTGAGACCGCCGTCTGGCCAGGTGGTGGCACCGGCGCCAGCGTCCTCGAAGTTCCCCAGCTGCCACACCATGGAGATGGGCACGACAGTGCTGCCGCCTCCTCCACCGCCTCCGCCGCCGCCACCTGAGCACGCCTCACACGGCGTCCAGTTCAACGGCGCACTGGTGCCCTGGGCCACCCAGTTCTTGTTGAAGTACTGCCCGGTGTAGGTGTTCGAGCAATCGACGTCGATGACGGCCCAGCCGACGAACGTCGGCAGGTCGTTGATCGTGGCACCCGGCGTGCACATCGAGACAGCCATCAGGGCTCCTTACACAAAGCGCTTGCAGCGGTTCGGCGGCAGGTCGATCAGCCTCAGGGTGCCACCCGAGACGCCGATCACCCGCGTGCTACCGCATTGACTGCCTTGGAGCACGGCCCCGAGGTCCGCGATGAGCTGCACCGGATCCAAGTCGAACACGTACGGGTTCGGCACGGAGCCGTCGCCACTCAGATCGACGTTGCCGGCGTTCGAGAAGTTGATGTCGCCAGAACCACTCCCGCAGTTGCACCGGCCTCGACCCATGACCGCTCATGCTAGCACAGCACGAGGTCCGGCACTAGATCGTGGTCGTCATCAAGGACCAGTAACCGAGATAGTCCACCTCAGCAGTCCGCGCTGTCGTACCGTTCGTCTTCCGCATGTTGACACCGGGTCCAAAGTCCCTGGTTGTGCCGGGGAAGTTGGTGGTGATCGTGTTGGTGAGGACGTTGTCGATGTAGAACTTCGCGGAGGTGGCGGTCTCGTCGACCTCGATGCGGAGCTTCTGGAAGGTATTGGTACCGACCGCGACTCCGGTGGTTACTCCAGTGATGCCGGAGCTGTTGTTGGTCACCACGGCATACCAGTTGGCCGAGACGCTCTCATCGTAACGGAAGTAGAAGCCGTCAGGAGAGGTAGCGGTGAGCGAGGAGATATACCCAGCCGCAAAGATGTACCGCTCTCCTGAGGTAGACAGCGTCGGGAACCGCACCCTCGTATGGAACTGCATGATCTTGTCTGCCGTGCCGCGCAGAGCGCTCGCCTGTCCGGCTGCGTAAGACGCCCGGCCTGTACTCGTCGTGCCAGTGTCGAGAGAGACGAGACCCTGTACACCAGCAGCTGCTACGCCCGCGTTCGCTGCAGCGCCTGTACCACTGGCACTCGACTGCAGTTCTAGTTTCTGAGCGTTGTTGTTGAAGAAGTGAGTGAACTCGTATTGGATTTGCTCCATGCGGCCCCCTAGAGGCCACCAGTAGTCCCCAGTGTCCTCGAACACGACGTGCTTGAAACGCATCGTGACGCCCTCGTTGCCGGGGTTCGGCATTGAGGAGCCCGCATCGAGGATCAAGACGGATGGCGTCGACGGAACCCAGTCGGAGCCATCGAAAGCGAGATGGTCGCCCGAGACTGCGCCAGTCGTGTCGACGTCGGTTAGATCATCGAGCGCTGAGGCGCCGCTACCCGCAGGGCCCTGGGGGCCCTGGGCGCCTTCGACGGAGGCCACCGAGAGCGAGATAAACCTGAAGCCAGAGGAAACGTAATCCAGGTTCCGATTGGAGCCAGTGTCGTGGTAAGCCTGCAAGAAGACCTTGTCGCCGGCGGTCAACTTCATAGTGATGCCGGGAGACTGCTCGACGGTAATGGAGGCACCGACGGCGATCGCCTCCGACGCTACGATGGTCGTCACCGAGCCAGCGGCATTGGTAACGCCGATGCGCGTGATGACGTTGGCGTTTCCTGCCGCCGAGGCCCAGCGGAGAACGGCCTGGAGCGTGTACCAGCCAGTGGAGGGGACGACGAACCAGTCGTTGGTCGCGTTGAAAGTCATGCCGTTCTCGGCGGTAGACGTGTCGAAGTCGACACGTGTTTCCGTTGCGGTAGTGATCGTCTGGTTAGAGGTGCGGTAGGCATAGCCCATCGGCCCGGCTGCCGCCGTGAAATCCGTCCCGTCCACTCCGTCGTCACCGTTGCGGTCGTAGAGCAGATAGAGCAGCTCGCCGTTCACGAACGGGGAACTGCCGGCCTGAGTCCCGATCTCTGAGAGGACGACCGTGATGTTGCGATAGCCCGAAGAGGAGTCAACCGCCATCAGCTCGTACAGGAACCACTCCGTCGGTGCGGTAGCGCGAACCAGCCTGATGTAGCCCTTCGGCGAATGGCTAGGCAGATCCATCGTGTCGAGGAGTGTCTCCCATGACGAGGCGTTCACGTCAAGCACGTCAACTCGGATGGTGGAAGCAGTGTCCTGGACTGCCTGATCGAGACGCAAGTTCCCCGAGCCCGGGTCGGAGTTCGTGGTGGTTGTGGAGAAGTGGTAGGGGATCGTGACGGCCCCACCCCATTGGCCCGTAGCGCCTGTCGCACCAGTCGATCCCGTGGTGCCCTTGTCGCCCGTGCGGGAGAAGACGATGGTGACAGCCTCTTCGTCCGCCGGGGCCGTGCCAACATCCTGCACGGGGGTCACGTTGAACTCGAACCATCCGATGTGGAAGGTGTAGCCCGTGATCTGGAACATGGCCCACCGACTCTCCGGCGCCGCGGCGGCGGAGACGAGAAGCGTGCCGCGCACGGTCGAGTTGGACTCTGCCCATGTCGGGATGACCAGGTCCTGGTCAACAAGGTTGGCGTCGACGGCGTCAATCACGAGCTTGGTAGCGAGCCCAGCCGCATCGTTGAAGCGGATGTGTCCATCGCCAGGGTCGGCTACCGACGTGCCGGTGTCGAACAGGTACGAGAGGCTGCCACCTGGGGGACCGGCAGGGCCCGGGGACCCGACGCCAGCGCCCGGCACCCACGCTGAGGCGCCGTTGTCCCAGACCAGCGCATCACCGTCAGCCGGTGACGATGCGGTGACGTTGAGGAGGTCGTCCAGGAAGATACCGCCCGGGAACCAGGAGCTGGAGCCGCTGTCGTAGAGCAGCATGTCGTTGTTGCCGGCGCCAGACGTGTTGACGTCTGTCAGCTGGTCGATCGATAGGTCGGGCGGATCCGGAGTCCCCCAGGCCGTGTCGAAGTCGGCGCCACTGACCTTGATCAGCGACTCGCCCGAAGCTCCTCCAGTCGGAACACCCGGACCGGCAGACCCGGGAGGACCGGGAGGACCTGGAGGGCCGGGCGCGCCGTCCTCGCAGTCGCAGATCGTCGTGCCGCTGCCGCCGCACACGTCGCACAGCTCACCGGTGATGGGGTTCCACAGCTGGATGTGGAAGCTCGGAGCATTCGTCAGCTTGGTCGATTTCCACCGCAGCGGGTACGGCAGCCCATCTCGGGCCTTCGACTCCTGTAGCTCGTCGACGTCCTTGCGCAGCGCCTCCAGCCAGCGCAGCAGCGTGACACTCGGCACCGAACTGGGTGTGAGCTCACCCTGTCCGCGCGCACTCACTGGTAGCCACCCACCACGACGTCAATGGAGCCCGGTGGCTGGAAGTCCGGCTTGACCGACGTCTCAACGCCGTCCGTCCACTCCACTTCCATCCGACTCAGCCGAGCCTGCACGGTCTGGGCGTTGGAGCGGCAGCCCTGCTCGATGGCGATCAGCGCCGTCTGCCCCGGGATCAGCTGAGGCGGCAGCACCGTCGACTTCGGCCCGAGTGAAGTGTCGCTTGTCGTGATGAACACGGCCGGCTGGCTGTTGAGCTCGTACAGTGACTTCGCCGCGGCGAGGCACGACGCCACGTCCGTGAACCGGTTGTCGGTCGCCTTGTGCAGGTGCAGCCCGTAGAACGGGTGCGGGGTGAACGGCGGCCCGGACGGGTAGGTCGCCTGCACCTTGTCGCCGAAGACCGTGACATGGGTAGCCAACGCACGGCCGTCCTCAGTCACACTCGGTCCGGGATCGACCCACATGGAGGACCGCAGCTTGATGTACGGCGCCGGCACAAGCTTTCCGCCGATCAGCAGCGTCGAGCCCACCGTCACCCAGTCCGCCGCTGCCGTGGCTGAACTGGTGATGGCGTCAGTCAGTAGTAGCTGATCAGTCCCGACGATCGTCTGCGTGACGTTGATCCCGGTGTTCGTCACGATCAGTGTCAGCTGCGGGTCGAACTGCGTCTTCGCCAGGTCGTACAGCACCTTGAACAGCTGGCTGGCGTCGATCGGGTTGGCGTCCCCGTAGACCACGTCGACCGGCACCGGGATGCGAGTGAACCACGACGTCCGGTCGAGTGCGCGGATGGCGAACTGGGTGCCCTGATTCTGCTCTTGCGCACTGACGATCGGCCCGATCCAGCAGGCGTGCTGGTCCCCTGCTCGCGTGATGATCAGCTCGTGGCCCCACTCGCTGACCTGCGTCAGCTTTCGGCAGCAGTTGCCGGAGAGCGGGGACGACAGGTCGACCGTCGCCGTGGCCTCGCTCGTTTGATTGAGCTCCCGAGACCACGTCCCAGACGTCGCGTAGACTGGCAGCCGCACGATGGGCTGCAACGTGTGTCGGTCCACCACGATGGCCTGGTACTCAGCGCAGAGACACCGAGGCCGGTTGGGATCCAGCAGCTGGTTGTAGTTGGTGTTGAGCGGGACTGCGAAGGTGGCCGTCACGCCATCGTCCTCTCGGTCACGTAGATCGAGAGCTTCGCCTCCGGGTTGGTGTTGGCTGCGTCCACGTACATGCAGGCGCAGAGGGAGCCGGACACGCACTCAACGACCGGGTCGAGCCAGACGGTGGAGTTGGCACCCGTCACGAACGAGTCCGCGTCGAAGCACTGGCCGGAGCAGTCTAGCGTGATAGTGCCGATCTTGCCGTCGATCGTCAGGGTGGACTGAGCCGGGATGTAGGCGATCTCAAGGTTGGCGATCGGGACTTGCTCACCCCAGTAGCTGAAGACCGGGTCGCCTGGGTCCACCTCGCTGGGGCACGGCTGGTTGGTGGGGTTCTCGTAGACCACCACTCGGGCGTTGCGCAGCGCCGTCTGACCGGCCTCCACCACGAACGTCAAGACCGCCTGTGACCAGTCGGGGATGTCAGGCGTGGAGCAGCACTGCACCGCCGAATAGATCGGCTCACAGAAGCAAGAGCTCAACGGCGTCGGCGGGACGATGGGCGCCTGAGCTGGTGCGCAGTCCGGCGGCAGGCCGCAGGCTGTGACGATCTGGGCCTGGGTGCCCGGCGCCTGGCAGATCCGAGTCAGCCAGCTGTCCCAGACGGCAGCGCAGTCAGCGTTGGACAGGACCGGGTTCAAGTCCCACTGAGTGGCCACCACACACGAGATGTCGTCGATCGAGTAGAGCCAGGGGATCTCAGCCTCCAGCTCCACCCTGACCCGACGCCCGGCGTTGGGCGGGAATGACCCGTTAGTCGGTGTGGTGTCGGTGATCGACACCAGTCCGACGCCGAACAAACGACGTGCGCCCTTGCCGGTCACTGTGTCGCACGACACATAGACGATGGCCTTGTCCGCACAGCCGTCGACCCCACACTGGCTGGCGTCGACCAGCGCCTGCACTAGCCACTGGTAGCCGTAGGCTGCGCCTCGCTCAGTGGACGAGACGAGGTCTGCCTCGAACGTGAGGGACCGCTTCCGGGTGATTAGTCGGCCGAGCGTCTGGTCGGTGCCGCCGATCCGCTGCAGCGGGGTCTCCATGTTGAACGTCCTGATGAGGACGCCGAAGAACTCACCGGATTCCGGCACTGCCGAGTCCATCCAGGGCGGCTGGTTCACACCGACGGTCGTGTCCGCCGGGTAGGTGTACGGCCCGTCGTCGTAGTCGGCGCAGCAGCACTCCGGGCAGTAGTCACCCACCGCCCACGATCCGTGCGGTCGCGGTGCCGTCTGGCGTCGGACGTAGGCCATGAGTCGGCACGGGTTGGCGATCTCGATGCCGCCGAGACAGAGGTAGGGCAGAAGTGCAGTCATCGCGCAGTGGCCACGAGGCGGCCGAGCTCAGATCCTAGCGCCTTCGCCGAGCGATCGCCGCCTTCCACAGTGATGTTGACGTCGCCGACCTTGTCCTCCAGCCGGCGCACCGTCTTCGACATGTGGACGACGGCGTGGGTGAGCTCTGTGATGTGACCGTCTGCCAGCCGAGCGACGGTCGGACCGGACGGCGTGGCCGTCCCGCGCGGCACCATGTCGTAGCCGAACATGCGCGCCGTTTCCTTGGTGAGGCCGATCGCCCGAGACCGGTAGCGGAGTCCGTGCGGGATGTAGGACTCGCCACCAGTCTCAGGCTCCGCCCACAGGATCCCGGCTCCCGACGTCGTGCGACCGATCGCCGGCAGCCGATCTCCGATGATACCGCCCTCGCGCATCCGTCGGACACCTCCCGCTCCGAAGATGGCACCAGACGCCACACCGGGCACCGAGGTGGGACCGGTCCCAGCAGACGCGGTAGCGCGCGCTGTGCCCAGCCGCTGCAGCTGGCCGATGAGTCCGCCGATTGCGTTTAACGCGGCTCCCACACCGCGTACCTCGACTGTCGGCGTCGCGACCAATCCACTCAAGGTGTTCATGGCGCCAGTCACTGCCTTGATCGGCACGGTCGCGTGGTCGGTGAGAGTCGCTGTAGGCTTGGCCTCCTTCTTGTCGAGACCGTCCATCTCCTTGGCGACGCCAGCGATGCTGGCCTTAGCTGGCAGAGGATCAACCGTGACGGTCGGCTCAGCGACCAGATCACCCAGCGTCGTGACGTCCAGCCCCAGGTCTGTCAGGATCTGGATCATTTCGTCCTTGCCGCTGATCCCTACTGCGGTAAGCTGCTCCGGCGGAAGCTCGAGGAGCTTCTGCGCCAGGAGCTGGACACCGGCCTGGGCGTCCTTGGCGCCGACCTCCTTGACGAGAGTCTGCACATCAGGCGGCAGCGCTGACAGGAGCTTGTTGTACTCGTCGAGCTTGCGCTGGTTCTCGTCGACGCCAGCGAGTGCGAGCGCCGTGTCCACTGCTTCGGGTGTCAGGCCGAGCGTCTTGTTGTAGGCGTCCATCTCGTCCTTGGTCAACCCGGCCGAGAGACCGATCTGCTCCAGCTGCGTGCGCTGATCGTTGTACTTCTGCTTGACGGTGTCGATCGAGTCGCCGTGCTTGAGGTTCTCGGAAACGTTCTCCTGGATCGTCTTGGCCAGGCTGATGTAGCCCTGCTCGTTCTTACGCACCTGAGTGAGTTGGTCGCCACTGAGGTTAGTCCACTCACTGATTCCAAGATTGGAGTCCTTAACCTGCTTCGCGAAGTCTTGCAGAGCGGTGTTCCACTTGAGCTGCTGCTCCGCGGCGTTCAACGGGATCCCGAGGAAGAGTGAGACCGAGTCGCGAGCGTCGTCGACGGCCTTGGTCAGGTCGTCGTAGCTCGACGCCGTGTCGCCGGCTGACGCCGCGAGATCCTCGAGATGCTGCTGCGTCTCGTTGAGTGTGCCAACGGAGCCCTGCTGTGCTTCCTGTAGCTTCTTGCCGGCCACTGCGAGGTCGAGCGACTGCTGCGCTGCCTTCTGCTGCGACGGTGTGAGCTTGTCCCACTCACCGCGCGCCTTGAGGATCGCCGCTGCCTGCGCGTCACCCGACTTCGTCAACTCGACTAGCTGCGCGGTCGACGTCTGAGCGGCAGTCGACTCCTTCTCGAACGTGCTGATCAGATCAGTGTTGCCCCGGATCTGAGCGTTGACGCCTCGGTTGAGCTGGTCTTGGATGCTGCCCGTCCGGAGGAACGTGTCGATCAGCTTCTGCTGCGCCTCGCTGTGTCTGCCAGTCGCCGAGATGTTCTGGTCGTTCAATCGAAGCGTGATCTCGCCCGTCTGGAACGAGCGCAGGCGGATCCGGTTGAGTAGCTCCTCCTGCTCCACAGCTGTGCCCGTGATCTTGGTGGCGTCCTGCAGGGAGATGCCGAGTCGGTTGAGGTCGTCGATCTGGTTCTTGTCGGTGAGCTTCTTCTTGAAGCCCGCCACGTTCGACTCGTTGACGGCCGCGGCGTACTGTCGGTGGGCGTCCGCTGCGTTGAGGGTGGCGATGGCCTCGATGTCCAGCGCCTGTGCGCTGTCCTGCAAGTTGCCGCGGAACTCCTTAGCCGCCTTCGCTGCCTCGCGGGAGTCCTTGGTGTACTGGAACCAGAGCAAGGCACCGGCGGCGAGGGCGGCGCCGATGACCAGCAGCGGCGCTGGGATGTCGAGCAGTGACTTGCCCAGCTGTCCGATGCCCTGCACCAGGTGGCCGATGCCCAGCGCTGCCGGTCCGAGGATGGCGACGAACCCGCCGATGGCGATGAGCACGTCTTGGATGGGCTTCGGCAGCGAGAGGAACGCCTCAGCGATTGACTTGCCGAACCCGATGATCTTGTTGCCGATTGGGATGAGCAGCTCGCCCACCTCAATCAGCGCCGCCTGGAACTCGGCGAACGCCTGCTTGCGCTGGAAGGCCGGGTTGTTCTGCAGCTGGCGGAACGCCGCGTCCGCAGCACCAACCGAGTTGATCACCCGGTCGATGGCGTCGCGAGCGTCTTGCGCGCTGGGTCCGACGAGCTGCAGCGCACCTGCGATGCCTCGGATGTTGCCGAAGACCTTGGCGAACTTCTCAGGGTCTCGACCCAGCTTCTCGAAGATGAGCTGCGCCGTGTTGAGGACGCCGTTCTGCTTGACGAGGGCGTCGAGGTTCTCCACCGACGTGATGCCGATCGACTTCAGGACGTTCTTCGCTTCGACCGACGGCTTGATCAGCTTGTTGAGGATGTTGCTCAGCTGGGTGCCGGCCTGCGACGCCGAGCCCGTCGTCCTGGTGAAGAACGACAGGATGCCGGAGACCTCCTCGAAGGAGACACCCAGTACGGACGCGGCGGGCAGGACTCGTCCGTACTGGGTGATCAGTTCGGCCGCCGCCGTCTTGGACTCCTTCTCGGAGGCGACCAGGATGTCGAGCACCCGGGCAGCCGAGAGGTTCGACTTGCCGTAGGCGTTCATAATGGACGTGATGTTGGACGCCACGACCTGCGTGGTGCCGAGCTGCAGGGCGGCGCCCTGCGCTGAGACCTTCAGGACATCCAAGGCCTTCGCGCCCTGGATGCCGTTCGAGGTGATGAAGAACAGAGCTTCGGCCAGGTCCTGCGGCCCCTGGCCGAAGGTGCCCGCCAGGTTCAGCGTCGCGTCACGGAACTTGCCGAGGTCCTTGGTCGCCGTGTTGGTCAAGGTCTGGATGCGGAGGAACGTGTCCTCGAACTTGATCGCCGCTCGGTCTGCTGCCACACCGACAGCGATCAAGGGCAGCGAGATGACCGAGAGGTTCCGACCCACTTGGGCGAGCTTGGCGCCCGAAGCGATCATGGTGTCGAAGGCCTTGCTCAGCCGCTGTGTCGCAGTAGTGGCTGAGTTGAGCTGGGTCGAGTCGAAGCCGGCGCCACCAGACTTGGCGATCGAGGCGCGGAGGGTGTCGACTTGCTTCTGGAGCTGATCAAGCTGACGCTGTGCCTGGGAGATGTCCAGGGTGAGTGTCTCGCTCAACGCCATGGCGCAGGATCCTATCTATGTGACCTTGCCCACCACACCGGTGCTTGACACCACTGCGGTGGACTGGACCTCCTTGCGGTCCCACACCAGCTGCATCTCTCGGTTGGGGTCGGCCTTCTCCTTGAGATCAGCGCCGACGACGGCCGCCACCTGGAAGAAGGTCATCTCGTCCAAGACCGGTGGCGTGATGCCGGCTGGCAGCAGTGCTCGAATCAGCTCTGCGTAGACTCCAAGCCAGCTTGTGAGAGTCGTTCGAGCAGGTCGCTCTGCACCGTCTGGATCCCCACTGCTTCCAGCACCTTCGCGTGCGGCACCATCTTCGCCGGCTGGGACCCGATAGCTAAAGGGACGTGCGTCCAGTGGTGCTCGAGTGCAACGATCACCTCCGGCATCCCGCACCACGCCGGCAGGTCACCGGGGTCCAACGAGATGGCGTCCTCACTCAGCGTACGAATGATCCGGCACAGCACCGTGGCGTAGGCCGCGCCTTGCGTGGTCGGGTGCTCCGACGGGTCCATGTCGTCAGTGATCTCGTCGTCACCGAGCGTGGCGCGCAGCTGACTGACCGACATGATCACTCGGCGCTCCGCCTCGGTGAAGTCCTGGATAAACCCGCGCCATTCTTTGATGAGCGGCTCCCGCAGCTTGAGCTCCTGGTCGTTCACCACCAGCACTGCGGTGCCGTCGTCGAGCAGGTGGAGGACGTCACGCAGGTTAGGCACGAAGGACTATGATACTACGATCTCAACTTCAAGGCGAGCTGTGGCGCACCCGCCCTGCGGCGGCTGCGTGAAGCTGTCGACCAGTCGTAGACCCCGCCACTCTGCCGTGCACTGCATCTCGATGATCTTCTTGGACATCGCTGCGAGCTCGTCCATCAGCTGAGCTGCGATGGCGTCTGCCTCCGCCTGCGGGAAGTTGCCCTGCTCATCAGGCGTCGGCCAGCACACCGTCAGTCGGAAGTGGAGTCGTGCGAGGAGCCGACCCGGGCAGGTGAAGTCGTCCTCGTTCTCCGGCGTCATGGCACCCGGCCACCACGTCAGGATCCCGCACCCCTCACAACAGACCACCGGTGCCGAGGCGACGTACCGCTCCATCCTCGCCTGCGGGACGAGGACGAGGTTGAGCTGCTGGGCAATCGCGTCGCCTTGCGCAGAGAGCGTCACGACGTGACCCTACCGACCGAACCTGGCAGCGTAGGCGGTGGCGACCGCCTCCTTCCAGGTGTTGATGCCGTTGTCCCACCACTCCTTCTGTGGACGCTGGCCTGCCGTGTTCTGAGCGTGGATCGTGGTGCCGTCGATCTCGAAGACCAGCATCGGCGCCGAGACCGGGACGATGGCATGGTGGGCGGGACCGAAGAAGCCAGTGCCCTGGTAGACGTACTGTGCGTGGACCGAGTTGGTCTGGATCTTGGCGGCGAACCTGTCACCGGACGAGTGACCTGGGTCTACCGTGATGCTGTTGGCCAGCTCACCTGACCGCTTGGGTGCAGCAGCTCGGATCAGCAGCGCCGTGACCTCTGTCCCAGTTGCCAATGCTGTGGCTGACCGAGAACGCAGCGTCGCCTTCATGGGGCGCAGGTCCCACGGCATCAGGGCACCGACGTCTGAGACACCCGGTTCTTGAACCGCATCCCGGCGTGCATGAGCCCACCACCTGCCGACCGAGACTTAAACGAGGAGAGCCAGAGGTCGATCTCGTAAACCCCGGTGCCGCCCGTAGAGAGGAAGTCCATCTTGTCGATCAGCGTCATGGTGACGCCCTCTCGCACGATGGACTTCACCCGCTGCGGCAACACACAGCGGCTGTCGCTGCAGTCTGCCAGCGCCAGTTGGAAGCCGAACTCAGCGGCCACAGCGACAGCGTCCTCCGGCGGCGCGAGCCCGACTGAGTACTTGACGGAGAAGACGCCGGTGTCGGTCGCCGCACCGATCTTGTTCTGGCAATACGGCCACGGTTGGCCGTCCGTCCGGACGAGCTGACCCCAGTTGTCTAGCTGCCAGTCCTCGAAGACGACGCCGTCCACCCGCACCTCGACGATCTCAGCGATCGACTCGTTCGTCAGCTCGATCTCGTAGTACGGCGCGCAGTCGCAGGTGTCGCAGCCTCCGCAGGAGCAGGTTCGACACGGTCGAACGGTGTGCTCACACAGCCCGTAGGCCGGCGCCCCGGCGTTGATCGAGAGCCGGGACAGGATGGCCGTGGCCCGCAGCATGACCGATGTGCGCTGCGCTGCCTCAAGGCTCGGGGCGTTGTTGTGACAGACGACCGCCTGTTCCCACGTGGCCCACGGTTGACAGGGGGCCGTCGACGGCCCCGGCATCAGCTTGCGGAGCCAGGTAGTGCGGCGAGCTGCAAGCAGTCGACGTTAGACGGCAGCGCGGCGATGTCCCGCTCGTAGCGAAGGAAGCCGACCGTGTTGTACGGCGCGACGTTGAGCTCGTCGTAGTCGCCGAACGGCCCGTCCGAGAACGCCGCCGTGGTCTCCGCGAAGCCGGTGAGCGTGAGCGGCACGAGGCCCGACTGGAAGGTGCGGTCGCCCGTCGACAGGAACACGCGCGGGTAGACGATGACTTTGTAGGGGTACGGCGCGGACGGGCCAGAGCACTCCCAGTTCTCCACATATACCTCGAGGATGACCGGCTTGCGAGGGGTGGGGTTCGAACAGCCGGTGCGTGCCTGGGTGACGAGGCCGCCGTACGGATCACCGTTCACGGTGACGGCCGTGCCGATGCCGAGGATCTCCTTGAGCTTGCGGCTATCGTCGCACATCTCGATGTTGAAGTCGACGCGCTTCAAGCTGTCGTCGTACTTACGCGTGACGCACAGCCGGTTGGCGCCGTCCTTCTCTGCGATGTCGTCGCCCGCCTCGACGTTGTCCGTCATCTGGAAGGTGCGGACACCCGAGCAGACGTACATGGACCCAACCGGGTTGCCGAAGTCGGGCGCTCCGGTGGCATCGGTGCGGCTGACCCGGAACCCCAGGACTGACATGGACTGCGTCATCGCGTCTCCTTACGCTTCTTGGGGGCGCCGGCCTTGGTGGCTCCGGTCTTGGGGCTTGCGGCCTTTCGGGCCGCGGCCTTGGCAGGGGCTTTGGACTTCCGGGGGCTCGAGGCACGCTCGGGCTCTGGGGCGTCTCCGCTCAAAGGTGGGGCCTGGAACTCCTGGAGTGTCTGAGGCTGAGGAAGCTCTGGCTCATTGTCCTTCACAGCGGGCAACCTACTCAGTCCAGTCCGCTTACGCGAGCAGCGAACACCGCGCAAGGATCGAATCGGACGATGGCGTCCGTGTCGGCGTAGACCACGTAGCGGTTGGTACGCGGCTGCATCTCACGCCCTCTGAAGCTGTCCGGCCGCACGCGGTTCGGACCCTTCGCCACCTCGACCTGACCAGAGATGAACATCCAGTCCTCGTCGACCGAGGCCTGTCCGAACGGCGCCACGCCGACGGCGCCGCCCTCGTTGTGCGCCGTCCCCGCCTCGTCCTTGGCCGGTCCGAAGGCAGAGGCCTTCCACGTGGTGGGGTTGGTGTTCACCGAGGCAGTCAAGCCGGGGTAGCCCTCGAGCACGGCGACAGGCTGGCCGTAGGGGCCGATGTACCGATCGCCGTCCCGCTCAATCAGGTACTTGTCCATGAGGTACGTGATCAGACGCGGCGGCGCGTGCAGCGTGAAGTTGCCGTTCTTGGCCGTGTCCGTGTACTTCTGGATCAGCGCGCCCATCGCCCAGTCCACCGAGGTGCCCATGCTGGCGAGTGCGACCGCGAGCTTCCCGGCCGACTGCAGTGTGGTCTGGTTGGGATCGATGGAGCCCATCCACAGCTGACGGGCGATCTGCCAGCTGATGGCCGTGTCAAGCTTGTCGTTTACCAGCGAGACGTACTCAGGGTCCTCCGTCGGCAGGACCGACTCGCAGGTGGCACTCGCGTACACCCGGAACGGCGAGAACCGGATGGCCGCACTGCGGGTGTCGAGCGTGGTGTCGGCGTGCGACGTCCCGCAGTACGGGAAGTCGTAGGTCGTGACGCACTCCTCGGCGTGGAACTCGATGCCGGACAGCCAGTCGTCGGTCGCGAGAGGCTGGAAGGTCGAGAAGACCGTGACCTGAGGTGCGGCGGGGCGAAGCGGTGCCGCAGGATCGAACCTGTACGCAACCATTTCGCTCCCGTCGCTCCTTCAGATCTGGGTGGGTGGGTCAGCTGGCAGCCGGGCAGGAGACCGGCGTCATGAAGCCGACCGAGGCGCCGTTGGGCAGCAGGCAGCGGAAGTCGATGGTGCCCCACGGGTTGGCGCCGTTCTTGCCGAAGCCGACCCACTCCTTGAGGAACCACTGCGACATGTTCTGCCGCAGGAGCTGGGGGTCCGTCTCGAGGCCAGTCTGCATGGACCCGACCACCGCGTAGATGGCGTCACCCGGGGCGACGAGCCGCACACGGTAGTTGACGTTCAGCGGGTCCATCACGCCGTCAGCGAGAACAGCTTCCGGGTTGCCGTCGGCGGCCGCCGCCTGAATGAGAGGCTGGGGCTGGGTGCCCACGCCGCCGTTGCGGTTGTCCCGCAGCCAAACGACGTTCCCCACACCAGTGAGGTTGCGGATGTAGGCCTCCGCCTCGGCGACCGTCATCTCGTTGTCGCCGAACGCCCGCTTGATCTGGCCGAGGCGCAGCACCAGGTCGAGGTTCGGAGGCAGGACGAGGGTGTAGGTGTCGAGGTTGATCCGGTTGGGGTAGCGGGCGTGCGCCAGCCACGTGGCGATGGCCTCCGCGAGCTTCGGCAGCACGTCGACGCCCGTCGGGAAGAGAGCCTCTTCATACGTCTGGTTGATCGTGTCCGCGTGGGCGTCGAACTTGGCGAGGAGGTACTGCTCCCGGCGCCGAGCGCGCTGGACGAACAGCAGCTCCTGGAAGTCGTCCACCGTCTCGGGGCTGGACATCAGGGTGTCGTCGCGGACCTTGAAGCAGGCCGTGAGTTCCTCCGCCGTGATGTCGAAGGTCGTCGGACAGGGGATCGTGATGCAGGGCTTCCAGGTGCTGGGCACCGCCTCGTCCACGGAGTCCTGACCGGTGAACGGCATCGTGAAGCCGGCGTCCATGTCCGACAGGCCCCAGTTGCGCTTGGTCAGCCGGAGGCCGAGCCGCGCCATCGGGGTCTGGGGGAAGATGTCCGCGAACGGGGTGTCCGTCACGCCCTGGAAGGGGGCGAGCTGGCGGATGACCTCGAACGGCTCACAGATGGCCGCGGTGACCCGGTCCGGCTCGTACGAGAGGTTGTGCTCCTTGGCCCACTTGGCTTGAGCCGCCTTGACCAACTCGTCGCAGCGCACCACGCCATCACGGATGGAGACGACGTTCTCGCCGAGCTCCTCGTAGCTGGGAACCGAGGCGACCACGTAGGTGCCGGGGTTCTCCATGCACTTGGAGCGGGCGTCCTCGAACAGCCGAGCGAGGCTCGTCTTGTCGAGCTCAGTGCCGTGGTTGACCACACTCTGACCGGGGGCGGCCGCCCACACGAAGGGCAGCGGCTGCCGACCCGTGTCGGTGGTCTCCTTCTCGGCGGCCGGCTGGTCGGTCCGAGCCTTGGACTTGGCCGCCGCCGTGACGAGGACCTTCTCCTTGTCGTCCGGCTCGGTGACGTCGTCCTCATCCACGTCGCCGTCCCCGTCGGTGTCCGCGTCGGGGTCCTCGGTGGCCGGAGGGGCGTCGCTGGCCTTAGGCACCGGCGGCGTGAGGTCCTCCTTGGTCTCCTCGAGGGCCTGGGCCAGAGCCTCGGCTTCCTCGACTCGACGCTCGAGCTCCGTGTGGAGCTTCGCCTGAGCGGCACGAAGCTCACGAAGCTTCGTGGCGTCATCCAACGTCTTCGCGTTGGCGCGCAGCTCTGCGATCTGCGAGCCCAGCGCCTCGTGCGCCTGGCGGATCGCACCCTCATCGGTCTCAGCCGAGAGGGAGTCCAGCAGCGCGGCAAGCTCCTCGGGGGTCATGGCACCTCTCCTTGCGGGTTGACTTCAGACGATCGGCTCATGGCCTCCACAGTCGTGGCAACGTACCACGACTGTGTCAGGCGTCCACCAGCAACCGGGTCACTGCCTCTTCGATCTTGTCGACGAAGGGCTGAAGACCCGCCGTCACTTGCGTGACGATCTCGTCGATGAGGACCTGGCGGGAGTCCTCGGTGAGCGCCGCCAAGACCGGATCAGGGTCGTTGGCGCCGCAGGTGCACTCGTGATCCTTCATGGCTGAAGCAGCCTTTCTGCTGGTCCACCCCTCAGGGAGGAGTGAGGTGAGTCCGAGCGCGCGCGCTCGCTTCTTGATGTGAGCCTTCGCGGCAGCCGGATTCTTGGCCCGACCGATCGCCTGGATGGCGTTCTTCAAGTCGGAGCGGTTGCGAATCGGGAACGACCCGTCTGGCATCGCCGCGCCTGACTTCGCCAGGTTCTTGCGTTGGTTGGCGTTGAATGTCGCGGCCACGACCGGCACACCACCCCAGCCACCAAACAGCGGCGGCGGTTCACCAAGGGCGGCAGCCATCGGCAGCTGCGTGATCAGCGGGAAGCCCGGGTTGTTGACCAGCTGTGACCCCGCCATGTCGTAGGCGCCGTACTCCGGCCGCCAGCGCCAGTCACCAGACAGGGCTGACGCCCGGATCATGGCAACTTGTCGCTCGGACAGATCCGGCCACATGGCACCAGCTGCCCAGATTCCATACTTGTCCTCGCCGTATCGGACTCGCATGAGCTGACTGGCCGTGTTGGCGTAGTGGTCGACTGCTGCCGTGAACGGGCCGGCGTCGTAGTGGTTCACACCCCCACCGATGTTGGCCGTCCGAAGCTCGGTGCCTTCCAGCGTCTCAGTGTGGCCGGGATGGGCATCGCGATACTGCGTAGGAGACGGCGGCGCAGTGAAGCACTCGTCCGTCTGCTGACCGAGGACGGCAGCCGTCAGAATGCAACTGTTCTTGGGGCACACGTACCCGAAGACACGACCTGCTTCCTCGCCCTTGGAGATGGCGTAGACGTCGCGTCCCTCTGGCATGTCCGCCGGTGGGGTGAACCACGCAGTCGGAGGATGGAGCGGGAACGGATCCACGCCCCGACACTGTACCAGCCTCAGTCTACGGCAGCTGCGACTACCCAAGCCACTTCATCATCAGGCGCCAGTCTGTCGGCCTGTTCCACCATCGTCGAGAGCGCGATCGAACGCAGTCGGGTGGCATAAAGCTCAGCACGCGTCTCGTTGCCGGTCATGGACGCCACCATCGCCACAGCCGAGTCGAACGCATGATCGAACAGCTCCTCGAGTGAAACGCCCACCCGCTGCGTCACTGCTGCTGTGATGGGTGCGCCGCTCTTCGGGACGTCCACGTGCCGACTGCGCGCCCGCACACTGAGCTTGACGTCAGCCCGACGTCGCGCTTCCTGTAGCGTGAGCTTTGTAATTGCCGTGACGCTGGCGCGCAACGCGAAGCGAGCGTCGTTCTGTCTCGGCGCGTCCTGCTGAACGGTCGACTGGGTGTTCGGCGTCCGGTTCGGGGTGGTCTGGGCGCCCTCGTTCGGTCGGCCTGGTCCCTTGGGCTGCAGCCGCGCGAGCGTCTCCACGATCTGGTTGAGCTCATCCTGATTAGGGATATCGCCGACTGACAGCCCGTTCTCGCGCAGCACCGCCTCGGCCTTGAGGAGCCCGATCTGGTAGAGCTCGATGGCCTGCACCGATCGGTCTGGGTGGACGAGGACCGGTGCCGGGTCGTAGCCACACCGCCAGTTCTCCGGATCTCCCTGCCACTCATCGAGCGCCTTCAGCACCCGCAGCGTGGGTCGGAGGAAGAACTCGGTGATGTCGGAGTGGAAGACCTGGTCGGCGTACGGCGCAGTGGTGGACAGGTGGAACTTCTCGTCGACGAGCCACGCCGACCAGTGGTTACCCTGCCCCTGGCCCTCGATCACCAGCTGGTTCGGCAGGTTCGTGCCGCGAGCGTACGCCTTGACGCACCAATCCAGCGCCTCGAGGTTCATCGGGTCCTGCGGTCGGCGCAGCGGGACCGGCAGCGGAGGCTTGAGCTGGTCCGCCCAGCGGATCATGGCCGGGGCGTACATCGCCAGGGTCTCGGGGTTCTTGCGACCGGTGTAGTCCCACTCGTCAGCCAGCCCGAGCTCAGCCGCCGTGTAGAAGTCTCGCTCCAGCTCCGAGTAGTAGCCCGTCGCCTGCTGCACTTCGGGCGGCAGCGGCACGTGCGCCTCGTCTGGCGTCCAGATCATGCCCGCTTCGAGCAGCGCTGACTTGGCGGTGCGAGACACGGTGGTGGACAGCGTCATGTACCGGCGCAGGTCCTCCAGGACCGCCCGCATCGGCGAGGCGGCCAGCAGCGGATAGTCCTCGTCCGCCCACCACACCCGCCACAGCTGGTTCTGTGGGAGCTCGAGCAGCCCACCCACCTTCTTGGCGTCGGCGTCGGGACGGAGCTTGATCTCGGCGATCCCGTCCTTGCGCTTGAGGTTCACCGTCTCCGTCATGAAGATGAAGAACTGGTTGATCGGCGAGGCGTCCACCTCCGCCATGTACATTTCGCCAGTGACCTGGTAGTGCCACGCATGCAGCCGCAGCAGCGACTGCTGTTGCTGGCGGTAGGTGACGTAGGAGTCGATCAGGTCCTGGACGGTGCGGTCCGCGCCCTTCACCCAGTCTCGACCGACACGGCGCTCAGCGATCGGCGTCATGCGACTGATGGTCTCGGCCACCACCGAAGCACCGAACCGGGCGAGACCGACGTTCTTGGCGAACCACCGGGCCTGGTGTTGCCACGGGGCCGCAGTCGGCTTCAGCAGTCGACGGT